CTGTTGGAGGATACCTCGACCTTAGAGGAACTAGCATTACAACACTACCGGATAATCTTACTGTTGGAGGATGCCTCGACCTTGAAGGAACTAGCATTACAACACTACCGGATAACCTTACTGTTGGAGGATACCTCGACCTTAGAGGAACAAGCATTACAACACTAAAAGTATATAAACCTAATAAGGATTTTATGCGTCAATTTAGGCTTGAGGTTGAAAAACAATTATGTTGGAAAAATGGCACATATAGAAAAATTGATGGCATTTTTTGTGAAGTTTTATCATCTAAAGGTAACATTTTAAAGGTTAAAGTAGGTTTAAAAACTGCATATATATTCTTTAAAAATGATGTTTACGCTCATGGTAATACAATTAAGCATGCTTATTATGACTGGTTATTTAAAACCTCGGATAGAGATGTAGAAAAGTATAGGAATGTTAAACCAAACGAAGTACATACGCTTGAATGGTGGGTTATTGCATACAGAACAATCACCGGCGCTTGCAGTTTTGGTACTAATAATTTCTTAGAAAATAACAAAGAGAAGTATAAACCAGAAATGACATTAGAAGAAGTAATAAAAGCTACCGAGGGACAATACGGCTCTTCTACTTTTAAAGAGTTCTTTAAATCGTGATTATATTCCATGAATACAGTTATTAGCCGGTGTATTTACACGACATACATTTTACATCGGCTTTTTAAACCCCTGAAAGGATTTTATTATGGTTGAAGCTTGGATATTAACTATATTTTGTCTATTTCTCTGTATTCCAATTGTGATAAGCGAAAGACAAAAACCAACACAAAGACAAAAGTATGATGCAGTAGTTAAACATATGCTTATGATTTATGCAGATGGTGACGAAATACCTGTGTTTATGAACAAAAGAGCGTGGAACCTAGCTCATAGAAAAGCAATACAGATTACGCAAGAAGGTAAGTTAAACAAGTGCTATGAAATGATAAGGCGCGGTGCATTATGATGCTGGGAAATCAAGAATGTGATGCGGAAACTGCATATTATTTAAAACACGGCACTAAGCCTGAATATAAATATAATTGTACTGCCTCACCTCCTGATTGTAATTGGGAAAAGGCCTATGAGCCAGACCCTTATTACTGCTGGCACGGTACAAGAATACCACAGTGGTTTGAGTAGAGAAAGGAATATTACAAATGTTTAAACGAGCAAGCAAGAAACAGCAAAAACTTAGATTATTATTAGAAGGTGCATCAGGAAGCGGCAAAACATACTCAGCACTAATAATTGCTAAAACTTTAGCAGATAGTCTGGATAAAAAAGTTGCATTCATAGATACGGAGTTTGGCTCTGCCAGCCTATATGCTGATAGATTTGATTTCGATACGTTAGAACTGACTCCGCCCTTTACACCCGAAAAATATATTGCAGCAATCAATGAAGCTTCTGTAAGTGGTGATTACGGAGTACTGGTTATTGACAGTATTTCACACGAATGGAGCGGGCAAGGAGGGTGTCTGGATATTCAGGCACAGCTAGGCGGGACTTTTAACGATTGGAAAAAAGTTACACCAAGGCATCAGAAGTTCATTAACGCTATTTTAACCTCTAATATTCATATCATAGGCTGCGCAAGAACTAAATCGGATTATGTTATGGAAGAGGGTTTGAATTCTAAAGGAAAAGCCACTACAAAACCTGTAAAGGTCGGAACAAAAACTGAGCAGAGAGAAGGTTTAGAATTTGAATTTACGACAATATTCCGACTTAATCAAAACCATATCGCGAGCGTTTCTAAAGACCGCACAAGCCTATTTGAAAATGAAGATGCAGTAATAACAGAAGAAACAGGAATAAAGTTATTAGAATGGCTTAACAACGGAGAAGCTATTGAAGAAGTTAAGCTGACAGAAGATGAAGAGGAAATGTTTGCCTTAATCGCTGAATATAAAACTCTTGAAGGGCTGGTTAAGCATTATAACTATTACAAAAATAAAGTTAACTCTATAGAAGAGTTTAAGACACTATGCAGTGAGCACAAAAAAGAAATTTTAGGAGGGAAAATATAATGACAACAATTGGATTAGATTTTAACGGAAGCAAGACAGACAAAAACGGAAACACATATTTTATTATAACGCCCAATAAAGATATAACTCCGATAGTTATTGATGGTACTAAACTTCTATGCTTTAAGCAAAATCCCAACCCGAAGAATGATAAATCGCCCAAATGGGTCTTAGACAGCTTTGTACCAATAAAAAAAGAAGACAATAATTCTATAAACGAGGAAGAAATACCATTTTAACGAGGTAGAAGATGAAGGGAGATTTTATTAAACTTTACCGTCAACTAACTAATTGGGAATGGTATATTGATATTCCTTGTAAAGTATTATTTCTTCATTGCCTTTTAAAGGCTAATTTTACTGCAGGAAAATTTGAAGGTAGAGAAATTCCTGCCGGGAGTTTTGTAACAAGTTATTCACATCTTGCAAAGGAAACCGGCTTAACCTTGAAACAAGTGCGTTTGGCAATAAACAAGCTAAAAAGGACAAAGGAAGTGGCACACTCGGCACATAGCTGTTATTCAATAATAACGGTTAAAAACTGGGATAAATTTCAAATTAAGGGCAAAGAAGAGGGCTCTCAAAGGGCACGCGAAGGGCAACAATATAAGAAGGAAAGAATAGAAGAGATTAGTAAACTAATCTCTTCTAATAAAGAACCAGCTGAAAAAAAGATTGAAATTGAGAGTTGGGTAAGACTAATCGATAGGTGGTTGGATTACAAAACATCAAAGAAGCAATCTTACAAAAGTGAGAGCAGTGTAATAGCTTTTATCCACAAGCTCATCAAATATAGTGAGGGAGACTTAGGAAAAGCGGACTGCATCATTGAAAACAGTATGGCTAATAACTGGAATGGAATTTTTGAACTCAAAAACAATACAATTTCAGCAAATTTTAAGAACAAGGACAAACTTTCTATAGAAGTACAAGAACGTCAACGAAAAGCGGTAAAAGAAGCTTTTGCAAGTTTGGAGGCATTAGATGAATGAAGAAATGAATTTGCAAGACATGCTATCAGAACTTTTACGGTTTTATCCCATTACTAATCGAAAAGACGAGGATATAGCCAAAGATATGATTACTTATCATGAATGTATACTGGAAAATGTCTACAAGTCTAACCAAAAATACGATTGGGAAAAGTGTTTAAAATACATCCTTACCCACAGGATTTATAAAACATTTCCTTCAATTCCAGAAATCCTAGAAGCATTACCATATTCCCTAAAGAAGGAAAAGGCAAAAAGCGAAAGCTGCGCAGATGAGGGCTCTTTACTTGTTGTAACACTTCCAAACGGTTATACCTACCATTTTACAGTTTCTTCTACAGGTAAACCGATGAGCGAGGTTAAATCCGGTTTAGAACAAAAATTCGGGCAATGCACTTACAAGATTTACCCGAAAGGTACGTTAATTATAGGAGAACAAAGATGGGAACCAGATTAAGAAATGTATTAACCGAAGAGGATAAAAAATACATCTATAGTAATAGTCAAAACCTAACGGTTAAAGAGTTATCTCAAAATATGGGAGTAAAAGAGGAAATAATACGGAGTTTTTTGTTTTATCACAAGCTTGAGTATCAAAGAGTATACCAGTCTTACCGTGAAACACTGACGCCAAGAGAAAAAGGAGTCATAGAGCTTATGGCTAAAGGGTTAAATAACTATGAGATATGTGATATTCTTTGTATTTCACTCGCTACGCTAAAAACCCATATTATGAGTATATACGGGAAATACGGATTATCAAACGATGGAAATTACAGAAGAAACTTTCCTGTCTTAAGACTGAGGGCAGTTCTTAAATATCAACAGGAAAAGAACAGAAAGGAACAATCCAAATGAATCCAATAACACAGATGATGGAATGCTACGGCGTGGAGAAACATTTTGCTTATCTAGAGTGTCATAGAGGTACAAGCATAATTGGATGTCCATTAATGGATGAAGAAAAAGATGATGGATGCCAAGACTGCGTAAACGCAAATAAAATGAAAAGAATCGTGGTTTATCCACCCTTCACCGCTAAGAAGCAGATAGAGCTGATTAAATACATTATGAAAGCTCCAAATACAGATGAGTTAAGAATGTATTACAGTGAAATACTTAAATGCTATGTTTTTCACTGGTATTCATTACCAGAACTGGATATGCGTGCTTCTTATTCTACTCAAAATACAAATTACGACTTTGCATTGGCAGAACTTGTTACAAGGCTTAAAGATGAGCTTGAGCACCAGCAAGTAACGGAGATCTTACAAGTTGAGGAGGAGTGGGAAGAATGATAATTAAAATAACTGAATTAACAGAGATTTTCTGTATGTTGATGTATGCGCTTTTCTTGGTGCTATCTGGAATGTTTTTAGCAGGTGTATTTGCAACCTTTTTGTTTGAAGTGCTTCCGGATAAATTACAAGAATGGTATAAACAAGAATTACCTAAGAAATTTTTCACAAGGTTAAGGAATACTTGTAAAGAGTTTCTAGAAAGGAATTGCCGATGACTAACCTATCAAAAGCTTTAGCTGGATTATTTCTTGTCTATGGTATTTCAACGGAAGAAGGTAGCGGAAAAATTATTATTGATTTGCTAAAAGAAGTTGAAAAACAATACCAATCCAAAGAGCAGGAATGCGAGGAGTTAAAAAAGAGGGCAACTATTGCGGAAGATAATTTTGCTTGTGAAATACAAGCACGCTTGTATCATCAAAACGAATGGTTAAAATTTTCAAAAGAAAACGAGGAGCTGAAAAAGAGTGTTGATAAAATTAAAAATTATGTAAAAAATCAGATGTTCGATGTCGATTGCGAAAATTGGTTTGACCGTTTCATCTACACATTTGAGGAATGGAAAAAGTCAATATGTGAAGATAGCGCCCGCTACCTTAAGGCTCTTGAGGAGATTGAGGAAGTCGCCAAAGATATAACGGAAAAAGACTGCTATGAAAATTCAGATGCTAAAGCTAGTAAAATCCTCGACATCATCAGCAAGGCGAAGGAGGAAATAGTGGCTTACCGTAGACTGACAGATTTAAGGCTTGTAAAAGAATATTGTTGCAAACCGGAAGGTATAAAATGCCCAATACATAATTATTGCTATAACGACGAATTTCAATGTAGATACTGGAAACAAATTTTTAAAAGGATTAATGAAGAAGGCTTTGTAGTAAGACAGGGTAATCACTGGTATAAAGATTTTAGAAATGAGGAACAACTCCTCGGCATCATCAGCAAGGCAAAGGGGGAAGAATGATAATTAAAATAACTGAATTAACAGAGATTTTCTGTATGTTGATGTATGCGCTTTTCTTGGTGCTATCTGGAATGTTTTTAGCAGGTGTATTTGCAACCTTTTTGTTTGAAGTGCTTCCAGATAAATTACAAGAATGGTATGAACAAGAATTACCTAAGAAATTTTTCACAAGGTTATGGAATACTTGTAAAGAGTTTCTAGAAAGGAGTTACCGATGACTAACCTATCAAAAGAACTGTGCAAGATTTGCGGGATTGAGCCTATAACTTTCGATTATGAACTGGCATTTAGAAAAGTCTACCCTGACTTTGAGCAGGCTGAAAATTTTGTAAAATTGCAAAAGCTTCTCATTGAAATCGGCATGGGCTTTGATATTCAGCTATTTGATTATCCTACAAAATTACAAATTCGTTTTTGTTGGGATGATGAAAATTTCACTTTTAAAATATTCGGTGATAGCTTAGAAGAAGTATTTTTGCGTTTTGCAATTCAAATATGCGAGCTTGATGACGAGGGAGATATCAAGCAAGCCATCAGAGCGGAGGAGTGGAAGTATGAAAAGTGAACTAATAGCATCAATAATTGTCATTTTAATTCTGTTTTTGTTAACAGTACCTAGAATTATCGCATTAAAGGATTATCCACAATGTATATGGACTAATGACCCTGTAATGTGTAAAGAATTAATAAAATTAAAGAGATAAGAGTATGAATAAAATTTTAAAAAACATAAAAGTCCCTACAGGCAATATATGTATTATGCAAGCAGAAAAGGGTAAACTTGAATTTGTATCATTGCAAGATTATGGCAAAGCAAAAAATATTAAAGCTGACTTTTTAGGTTATACAAAAGAAATAAACCAAGTACCACACGGTGACTTATTGCCGTTAGAAGAAAAATGGGTTGTTACTGTTTCAACTCAATACGGATGCTCAATGAACTGTAAATTTTGTGATGTTCCTAAAGTGGGTAAGGGCTTGAATGCAACTTACGATGATTTAAAAAATCAGATAATATCTGCATTATCTTTACATCCAGAAGTAAAAACTACTAAAAGGCTGAATATTCACTATGCCAGAATGGGTGAACCTACATGGAATGATAATGTTTTAATTTTTACAAAAGACGTAAGAAAGATAATATGCCCTTATATTGGTAGAAGCCTTGTGCATCCAGTTATATCTACAATGTTACCGAAAAATAATAAATTCCTTAATGAATATTTAAATAGCTGGGTAGATATAAAAAATGATTTATTTAAAGGTGACGCAGGACTACAATTTAGTATTAATACCACAAATGACAAGCAAAGAGAAGAATTATTTTCCGGTAACTCTTTGGATTTAGAAGAAATATCAAAAATTGGGAAAATGCTTGATCTGCCGAAGGATAGAAAGTATACTTTAAATTTTGCAATAGGTGATGAATTTGAAGTGAATGCTGAAAAGTTACGTGATTTATTTAACCCTGAAAAATTTATGGTAAAAATAACTCCGATACATTTAACCAATGCCTGCAAGGAAAATAATATTGTAACAAGTAACGGTTATTTTGATTACTCTCCATATAGAGAAATAGAAAACAACCTCAAAAATGTAGGCTTTGATGTTTTAGTTTTTATACCAAGCATTGAAGAAGATACAAGCCGAATAACCTGCGGAAATGCAATATTAAGTAATAAGGGGTTAGAGAATGAACACACCTAAATACCTATACCACGGCAAGCTCTGCCCTGTATGCCAGATAGATTTTGAGCAAAATATTATTTTAATCAAAACCGACGAACTAAAAAAAGAATGGGTTAAGTTTGAACCTGCAAAGCTGATAAGAATAGAGCAATGGCGGGTTTAAATACAAAAACATAACTACACTAGACGTAGTCCTTGGAGCAGATAACTGCTCCTAAAGCATAGAAAGGAATTCCCTCAGTTTCGAGGGAATTTTTGTTACATAAGTTAAAAAAACTTCATGAAGTTCATGAAGAAATTTGGAGGTAAGAAATGAATATAGATACAATATTTGAAGAAGAAATTAGGAAAGAATTACTAGATAAATTAAAACAATACGAAAATAAAATATATCTCGATAACGATGATGTGGTAAAAGAATTAAATATTACTTCTTCCGCTTATTTGCGTAAACAAATAAGCTCCGGTATGTACAAGGGGCTTTATGAGTCCAAACAAAATAAAAAAGAACATTATCGCTGGAATAAGTTTAGATTTTTCAAATGGCTTTATTCTGAAAAGATTAAAGCTATTGAGGTTGCATAGGAGAAATTATGTTAAAAAAGGTGGATAAAGGTATTTGGTTTAATACTGAAACAGGACATTATCAAGTAAGATTTACATATAAAAATTATAAAACAGGTGAAAAGACACGCCCCCATTTGGTAGCACAAATAAAGTTGGATGATGGAACAATTCGCTATGCCAAAGATAAAGAAGAGGCAAAACTCGCAATCGCTCAATATATTACTAACGGCGGTCCTATTGAAGTAATTGTGTTGAAAGAAAATACAGCACTTTTAAGCTTGTGCATTGAAGAATATATTAAATATTGCTGTACTCTGGGAAAAGCACGCACAGATTTAATTAATAATTACTGCGAATATTTTTTAAAGTTTCTAGCTGAGTATTATTATAAAGGGGATATAGAAAAGACTAAAAGGCTTTTAACAGTTGGGACATTAGTGCCTAATGATTTTTACAATTATATGGCTTACCGGCAACGGTGTAAAATTATGACTAAGACTAAAACAGGAGAGAAATGGACTGGGCGTTACGTTTCTAATGCAACAATTGCAAGAGAAATGAATAGCATAAAAGGCTTATTTCGTTATCTAAAACAAGTTGCCAAAGTAATTAAAGAAAACCCGTGTGAAGGCTTAGAAGATTTGCAGATAGAAGCAAAAGTTAAACAGCCACCAACACTTGAACAGGAAAGAAAAATAATGGAACTTGCATCTAGTGACTTTGATTTTTTTGTTATGCTCATTATTCTTGATACTTTAGGTGTTCGCAAAGGTGAGGTTTTAAACCTGTTATGGGAAAACGTCCATCTGGAAATGACTCCAATTTTCCCATTTGGTTTTATAGATTTTGTAAAACGCAAGAATAGAAAAAACTTGCGTTTACCACTTTCTGCGGAACTTCAAAAGTTATTAAAAGAACTGCCAAAGGTTTCTAATTATGTTTTTACTAATCCTAAAACAGGTACAAAATACACAAACCGCTATAGAAAGCTAAACCGAATATTAGAAGCAGCTGGAGTAAAAGAGCTTGGAGTAGGTTATCATATATTCAGACACAATACTGCAGCAAATTTAGAAAGCAACGGCGTTGAGGTTTCTGTAATTAAAGATATTCTTGGCAATAGTTCAAATGTCGTATTAAACAACTATCTAAACCAAGGGGTTAAGCGAAAACAGGAAGTTATTGACCTTAATAGTCAACGCATAAAAAAACTTACAACCAAGTGCAACAATATAAAAAGTGTCCAAGAATTGTCCAAAATATGAAGATATAACACTCGAGATAGAAATAAAAAGCCTAAAACACTTTTATAATAATAAAAAAAACTGCCTTTGACGAGATTTGAACTCGTGGCCTCTCCCTTACCAAGGGAGTGATTACATTTTTTATTTTATAAGAGTCCATTTTAAATGTCAAGAATTTATAAGAACTGACCATAATTAGCAAGAATTTGCAAATATTAAAAAAAATGTATTCTTATGAGATAAAACAAAATTTTATCAAGTTTTATCCAGTTTTATTACAAAAAGTGTCCAAGAAATGTCCAAGAAAAATATTCTAATAACAGGCTTATTTGCGACACTTAAATGAAAGAAAGCGAGGCTTTTAATGAAATTTGTATTTTTTATGTAATATCTGCATATTTTTTTAAATCAAACAGTCTATTCAACCATCCATGCAAGAATCCTCTTTGGCTTTGATTTTTTGCAAACTCGTTGTACTTCTCTGCACGTGCGAGTATAAATTTCTCCGGATATTTATACTGTGCTGCTTTTAAAAAATCACTAACCCTACTCACTCCCATATTTACAGCAGTATCAAAACAAATAATTGCAAATTTTTCAGACATATTATTACATCCTGCTTTTAGCCAATAGTTGTTATAATAAATTTCCTTAACTTCTTCATCAGTAATATTTTTAATATCATTCAAATATTGACCTTTAGAGCGTAACCAATTATTGTATGTAGCCTGTGTAATGCCCTTATTTGTTGCACCACCTTTGTCACAAGGATTATTTATATATCCCCCTTCCCACTTAAGTACAAAATTTAAAGCTTTTTTAAATATTTCCACTATTCACCTCCAACAGTTATTTTCATGTGTTTAAGTAACAAGTCCATCTTTGCATCAAGACGAGTAAGCAAATCTCTGTCATTATTTACAATATCAAAAATAGCTTTTCTACAACTCTCACACTCGTCTTTAGTCTTATACTTTTGAGAAATAAGCCAATCAACCGCCTTAAAACCACCTATAATAGCAACTATCCCACCAATAATATATAAAATAATGCTATCCATTTTCCGTAAGCTCCATTAATTTTTTAGCATGAATTCTAATAGCCTCTTCCATTAAATTAAGTCTTTTGTTTATTTCGTGAATTTCCTGATTGTTTTCCACATTCTGCTCTTTAGTTGATTTGTTTATAAACTCGGAGGATACGAGAGGAAATTTATCCAAAAATTTATTTGCTATTTCTTTATCCTTATCAATGAAGAGTTTAGCACCGCCAAAACTATGTAATAGAAAAGCGATAATCGTTAAAACTATTACTATACCGCCTATTATGGCAAAATGATAAGCATTGATAATAACCTCTGATGTCATTAATCTTTTATCCTCTGTTGTATGTCTGGAGCATTTTTGGCATTGATTATTTTAAAAATGTTTTTATTGCCATTTGGACTTGTAACCGTTGTTTCAAAAACAGTATTATCTTTTGGGTCAAACTTGAACATAACTTTTTTGTTAGTCTGTTTAGATTTTTGCGAATGATATTGTTTTTTCATATTTTTATTATCCCTTATTGTAAATCGGGCTTTATTGTAGCACAGAAAAAGTAGAAAGCGAGGTTTTTATGTTAGAAATGGAATACAGAACAGAAAGAATTGTTCTATGTTTAGACAAAGGTATTATTGACGGGTTTAATTATGTAATTATGAGTTATGGAACTCATCCTTGCTGTTATGTTCAAATACCGAAAGAACATAGATATTATAAAAAGAATTACGATGATATTGATATAAATTGTCACGGTGGATTGACTTTTAGTGAAAGTGATTTGTACTTTAATCCAACAGAATCTTGGTGGATTGGGTGGGATTATGCCCATGGTAACGATTATATGGGGTATTATGGGCTTGATTGCCTAAAAGGTTTTGACCACTCCAATGATAAAAAATGGACTACACAAGAACTTCTAAATGATGTGAAAGATGTTATAAAACAGTTAAAGGAGGAGCAATGCAACTAATTGACACTATTTTTGAACTTAGCATGGGGGTATTTATAGCCTACTGCAAACTTTCTCTATCTTTTTTATGCCTGTGCATTGTAGGCTTTGTACCTATAGCTTTACTGATGAGTGGTATTGAGAAAGTGAGGAGGAAATGAAAGATAATCAAATAACGATGGATGATTGGTGCAAAAAAGTATGTGCTAATTATAGAGAAAATTGTATGAGTTGTCGTTGTGTTGAATCATATTGGAAATGGAGCACTTCTGGACAATCATTAGAAGATTTACCGTTATTGAATAAAAAAGAAGCCCTTTGAGGGCTTCTTTTGGATGGAGAAACATTGTTTTATTCATCTTGTTCCTCTTTGTCGTATTTGATACGTTTCTTTGCATTGTTGTATGCTCTTTCAGAAGCAATTCCGCAATAATCCGGATCTTCAAGATAATTCTTTGCCATTTTCATATAATAGCTTGAATCTGTAAAAATATTACAGTAATCTGAATAAAGCATATTTACGACATACGCATAATCATAGTCGGTATATTCTTTCTTAGCAAAATCTATACCTGAAAGCCTTACTATATCATCGACGTTCCATCTTGCACTGTTGCCCTTATCACCGACCCATTCAAGCAAATCAACAGCTTTTTCATACATTTCTTCGGTGCCAATATGGCAACCATATTTTTTTTCAATTTCGTATTCTTCAAGTGCTTCATATGCGGCATCTTCCATTTTTTCAAAGAACATCATCATCATATCCTCTGCGATATTCGGATATTTCTTTTTAAGATTGTTATATTTATTTATTAGTTTGTGCATAAATACCCCCTCAGGCATTACATTTACATCTTGGAGTTGTAAACAAAATCACATAAGGAGTTCCACTTGTAGGTACTACATAAGCACCTTTTGCTCTGCGTGGAACTCTGTTACTTAAAATCGGCAATGAATATTTATTTAAAAGACTTACAGCTGTACCGTTTACGACAATTTGTACAGGCAATGGTGCGCCTGTTACTGCATCGCTTACATTTTTACAGTCGCTAATGAATAAATTAAAGCATTCTAATGAGCTGATATTTGTAGAATCTGTAACAGTCAAAGCAATATTAGTGTCTGTTACTGTTACTCGTTCTAAACAATGAGTGTTGTTTTTGCAATTGTACATATTTGTATCTCCATAGTTTTGTGTTTTCAAAAGTAAGAGGGTTTTAAAACCCTCTTACCCTGCGATGAATTACGCAAAGTTGCCACATCCGCAGCAACCAAAATTGTTGCCGCAACCATTTCCGTATGCATTAAATGCTAACATTTGCGATTGATAAGGTGAACAAGTCAAATACGCTGCTACTGGTGGTTTAACACCTAATGCATTAATTAATGTATTGTTTTGAGCTTGCTGTGATAGCTGGAATTGCGCTGTTTGCAGTCCTGCTGTCAAATCAGCTATTCTCTGATCTTTTGCATTCATTTCCATATTGCACAATTTGTCTAGAATTTTTTGCGTGTTAGCTGTTGCGTTAGTTGTGATTGCACAAGTATTCTGAGCCGCCTCGTAACGTACTGCATCAATGTTTCTGTTTGTTTCACAGCAACATTTAGAAGCTTCAAAACGATTGTCAAGAACTTCTCTACCTAATCCATTAAAACCTTGTAACATTGTAGTGTTCTGAGCATAGAAACCATCACAAAGTCCGTTTTTAATACCTTCTTGACCTCTTAAAAGCGACTGAGTGTCAAAGCCATTTTGTAATTCAACCTGTGTTAATCCATTGCCATTTCTGCCCCAGCCGTTACCACCAAAGCCAAAAATAGCAAATAGAAGGATAACCCAAATCCAAGCGCCGCCACACCCGAAGCCATCGCCGTAGCCATAAGCATCGCGTCTGTCTGTAACTGCCGCAACATCTGCTGCTGATAAAGGTTGTGCTTCCATAATTTACCTCTTTTCTTTTACTATGTGTACTACCTAATCACGCTCACGCTCGTAAAAGCTAAGCGGTAAATCACACCATTTAAGGTGGTTATATTTTCAATCCGAATTGACTCGCTAACTGATTTAAATCAATTCCTTGATTTTTTGCAAGATTTCTTGCGTATTGTTCAAGTTGTTGAGGAGTTTTGCCTTGAATAACCTGCATAATCTGTTTATATTGAGGATGATTGCTCATCATTTGCTGAATTATCATCATGGGATTTTGGGAGTTTTGAAGCATCCCTATTAACTGAATAGGATTATTTAACATTTTTTCTCCCTTTTATTTCTACTTCCTGCGGGTTTTCCATTAGTAGTGAATATAAATCGTCAATTTTTGTTACAAAGCCGTCTATTTTGTCATTAAGAGCCTTTAAATCGTCATCATATGTATTTATTATATTCTTTTCTACTTTATCTTCGCTTAATGACTGTTTCAGCTTTGTAAATACTAAAAATTCTGCTTCTGCAGTTTGTTTATTTGTTCGTTTTAAATAAATTTCATTTTTTCCTGCGTTATAAAATAAAGTAGGTGTACCGAAAGCATCTACAATATATGCTTTTGCTTCATCAATATTACTTACAGGAATTGCGACTAAATTTTGCGGTTTAGTTTGTACCTGAGTTTGTTGAGGCATTGGTTGCTGAACCTGTGGCATTATTTGTTGGTCAAACTGTTGAATACGTTGTTGAGCATTCAATAACGGTTGATAATAGCTTGGATACATTCCGTAATTCATCATAAAAAAAATCCTCCATAATTCACATTATAGAAGACTTTTTATATCACAAACTGTACAGTTTTATCTAAAAATAATATAATAAAGTTTAGTTAAAACGACATCTTGAGTATTATAAAATTTACGTTCAGACATATTTAATTTTCTAGCTGTATTAATAACCATTCTATCCTCTGCAAAAGTATAAATAATTAACCACTTTTCATCTTCTGTCAAATCTGGATGATTAGCTAATTGTCTAATTTCTTCTATTCTTTTTGCTTTATACAAATTTTTCAAATATTTTTTAACTTTATTTTTCATAAATCTTATTCAAATCATAAGCTGGGTGGTTGCCAAGCCAACCGAAATTAAAGAATACACCACACCTAAAAAGGTTATATATTCTGGCTGGAATAACTTTTGCAGCCTTCATTGCACGTTTAAACAAACAATCAACCTCCCATTTAGTTATGGGTATTAGTTCTAGGAATTTTACAGGAATATCTTCACATACAAGTTTATCATTATAAACTCTTAAATAACGCAATTTTCGTAGTCCTCGCTCATTTAATTTAACTCTTATAAGTTGGTGATATTGGCATCCAAAATCGTGTAAATGAGATGGACGAACATCCCATTTTGATTTATTTCCTGCAAGCCATGCCACCCAATCTGGAATAGTATAGTTGTCGGTTTTATAATTACGAGGTGTTAAATAAATTGATCCATCTTCATCTTGAAATAATTCATTATCTAACAAATACCAGTCATTTGCTTCATTTGATTGTTCAATTCTTGATTTATCTGTTAACCATCTCATTATTATAACCTCCAAATTATTTTTATGTAGACTTTATTTATTAGAAGAATCGGTATTATTGTTAATCTTTGAAAATAACGCGCCTTCTTTTATGATTTGGATATTAATATTAAAAGCAGAATGGTCATTTACTATTTTTTGTTTTCCTGTTTGTTTTGCATCCTGCCTGTCGTAATTAATCCCTGTAAAGCCTTTAGAGTTTTCAATAGTTTGGTTTGGTGTAATCTCGTCAGCAAGCACAACTTGATAACAAAAAAATACTAGTCCAATTAATAATGCTAATCTTTTCATTTTATCCATTCCTTTCACTGTTTAGTGTTCTAACAATTCCTCGTCCCCTGTAGTATCTGAGTTTTGACTTAACCCAGTTTCCGGCTTTGTCATAAAGGGATTGAAGTTTGTAGTCCGGTGTTTCACGGACTAATAATTTACTGCCGTTATCCAGCGTTATCTGCGTCAGCTTTTTCTGCTGTATCAGGCGCTGTGTCCACCTCATCTGAAATGTCGGTTGTGTCGCTGCCGGTTGTATCTTCATCTAAAACCACCTCCAGTGTTCTATCCTCTGTTAATGTCAAAACGTCTGCACGGCTTATATAGCCTTCACAGCTCACAACTATATCAACAGTACTGCCGTATGGCACTGTTATTTCACTTTGGATTTCACTGTTAATCTCTATAACAGCCTCTTTCGGTATTGCATTAACTTTGAGCTTGCAAGTTGTCAAATACCTGTAATCGTTGGTATCAAAGAACTTATCGAGCATTTCTTTTGAAAAGCCCAGAAGTGTACCTACGGTATCAATATACGGGTTGCCCCTGTAGAAGTTGTTAGCGCCAAGCTCAATTTTGAGAGCTTTTATATCGATACCGCTCTCTTTTGCCTGCTCAATAACCGCAATTATATCTTCAAAATCCTTTCCGCAAGCTTTGTATATAGCTCTTTCTACATCAGCAGCCGTAAGATTAAGCATTGCGATACGCTCTGCTTCTTTACGTGCCTGCTCTTGCTCGTATTCTTGTGTGTTATCTATAACCTCACCATCAACAAGTTTTTCGTATGGCTCTAAGGCAAATAACTCTCCATTTACACCTTCCTCAATTTTTCTTCCGTTTTGATGGTTGTGCAGCACTATAAAATCTGCATGTTGCTTAGCTGTATAAGGTTTTATTAGTTTATATGCCATAATACTTCATTCCTTCCTTCTATTTTATGTACCCCATGGCTATCCAACTTACCAGTGGCGACCCTACAGCATTTTGACGTATTTGTACTTGTGTAGCACTGTACGCTGCAACATTAATCGTATGATAGCCTGCTGTATTAGTATTAGCTTGGCAGCCTACAGCATTATAATTGTTATCTTTATATGATTTTAAAAGAGTAATATTTGTAGCTGCCACTGTAACAGTTATCTGTCCACCCTGCTCGCACCATCCATCAGAATATACTCTATACCAGCTTCTACCATTAACATAGCTTTGCACGAGATAACCGCGTGATGGCGCATTGATATTAGTTATCTGTTCTTGCATCCTCCCTGCGTCAATCAGGTTAGCATTCTGGACTGTTTCACCAACATAGTAGTAGAGTGACCAGCCGTCTGGCACAACACCCGCATTTGCAACTACAAGGCCAGATTTCTCAGGGTCTGTAGTTATACCAGCAGTTACTGTGCCATTAAATCCCGCAGAACCAGCAACTGATTGTCCAATATTAAGACCATAACCCGTTGTGACACCTATCAATGTTCCCCTATCCGTAATACCTGCGTGATATGCAAGAGAAGTCAACCCCGCAGTTTGAGAGCCATTTGTTAACCCTAAACTCATACCATTACCAACAACAGCACCGCCTCCAAACATTCCTTCTGTGCCATTTTTCAACGGCAACCTAAAGGTTTCATCAGAGGTATTAATTTCAAAGTCGTTGTCTGTAATCCATGCTGCAGGGTGTAATATACTTGTATCCTTACTTGAATCTCTTGTTACCGTGTAAGACGAGCTTTTAAAAATTGAAGTAAAAGTAAATCCATTTGAGGTTAATGTTTCGACTGTACCATCAAAAAACATTGAATTTACGCCAGCATCATACCTATATACTGATGCACCCACTACTGGACTTTCAGTAGAAACCCACCAATAATAACCAGATGAATCAGTAGCTATAAAACAATAGCCTTCTTGACCTTTAAACCCTTTTACCCCTTTATTAACATTTTCTAAAATCCAGTTGTAATAGTCAGGATGAGCTGCTTTTGGCTCATCGTAACCAGCAGATTTTAACCACGATAAGTTATTGGGCTTAAATTTAAAATAGTTGCTCATTCCAAAAAAGAATGGGTTATTCAGCTCAATCTCATTTGTGATATTGACCTCTGTTTCCTGACCTGTGGCTATCTGGATGTAGTAAGGGTACTGAATGGCTTCCGGCTGAACTGTTGTTGAATTGCCGTAGATTGGGTTAGAAAGGGAAGCGTCGATAGTAATTGCTCCTAACAGCCTTCTTCCAGGCATTACAACCTCTTGCAATCCGGAAGCTGATGTAACAATTAGTGCCGTTTTTAATGCCCCCTTGTCACTAGCATTAGTAGCACCATTACCAGAGACTATATGTTGCGTTTGTCCAGTTATATTCGGCAATCCAGCAGCCACCGTAACGCCCAGATTCTGTAAATCTATTAAGCCCTGAATATTAACCACTTTCGGCAACCTTACATAGGCTTCTATCTCTTGAGTGGCATCGCTCCCCGAAGCTCTGTTGTATGTCTGGGATTCATAAGTCAATACATCACTTGAGATTGAGCCTGTACCCTGTAATACAAATTCTGTGTTATAAACATTAACAGAGTCAGAGTCTGCTGTAGAAGTGGTTAAGTAAGTAGTAGAACCCGAAGAGTAAGCGTAATACTGTATCTCCTCTGCGTCCTGGATAACAAACTTACCCACCTGACCTAAATCACTTGCAGACTCAATCTGACTCCACTTTGCTTCAGTACATGCAAGTGAAGGATACAAAGCCACAATGCTCTTGAGCTTATTAACAAAAGTCTGCGTATTAGTGTTAACCGATACCGTAGTACCGTTCAGCCTCCTGCGTAGACCCTTTGTCTCATCAACATATAAAGCCATACCGATGTCGCATACCTCAAGACCGCCGCTATATTTTTTTACATAATTCACCAAATCTTCTTGATTTTCTATATTGCCTGTAATATTTCCCCACTCTGCGGATGTTTGCGTATTTGAAATTATATTATCAGTAATATCAATTCCGTTTCCCGCAGTATATTTTGCATCTTCTTTAGTGGCATAGCTACTTCCCTGTTCTTTTATCAGCTCAATTTGATTATTTCCTTCATCAATCAAACTTTCTAAAGTATTTATTTTTGCATCTGAAATATCATTTAAAGCGTTATCTTTTGCTGCTATGACCTCTTCGGCAGCATCTCTAACACTGTCTAGATTAGCTTTGGAAGAATCAGCATTAGATTTAGCTATGTTTGCATAATATTTAGAAGAATAATCTATACCTTGCACCAGATTATCTGATATAGCCCATTCTTTAGCCAAACCGTCATAATAACTCTGCGGGGTACCTATACTCAGGTTTGACGCCCTTCCGGCTGATGCAGCGTTTACTTTTATTGTGTTAGAGTTGGTATTAACTTTTACCATCCTTAATCTCCCTCTACTTTTTTAGGGTAAACAGTTATTGAATTAAGCTCCCCGATTTTGCTGTTTCCAATCAATAATGTATCTTCAAGAAAATCCTCTTTACTGCATAGCTTAATTCCATAATAATAAGTTGCAGTCTCCTCTCCAACTCTTACACTTAATAAATCAGTAAGAGCAGAGAGGATTTCAAAGTTTATGCTTTGTTGTTTTTGGGTTTCTAGCCGTAGTTCTTCTCCAATAGGTTTTCTATTTTCGTCCTGAATAGCGAAATAAACAGTATAGTTTTTATCTATAGGCAAGCCAGTAATAACAAGATTTCCACTATCCCCTTGCACAAGAGTTATATTACCATTAGTGTCAACAATAAATGCCATTATACCTCCTCACCATTGGCAGCCTTAAATATATAATCTAATTGCTGTGGTGAAATATTAACTTTTGCAGCCATAGTATCAAGAAGGGGGTTTGAGCGTTCTAATTCTACACACAAATCCCACTCTAGCTGAGCTCGTTCATCAGTCATAATAACTTCTTTAAGCTGAGCGTATGTAACTCCAAACTTTTCAAGAGCCAGTGCAAAAACTCTTTTTGTTATTGTAAGTTTTCCTATACGTTTCTTTTCTTCATTTGTTTTTTCTTCTTCATAGTTAGGGTTTAAAATAAGCTTTCCATCAAAAACAATATAAAAAAGTTTGTCATCCATTATTTTTTTTGCTTCTGCTTCTGTAATAATTATATATCCCTGTTCAATATCACCAATGTAGTCGACAATTTTAATATTGAGCTCTTTATCACATATATACTTACCCTTATAATTTTTGACACAAAGCCATTCTCCATTATTAAACACCGCAAGTTCATATTCTTTTGTTATAGGCGGCTTTATGAATGTTGAATTAGCCGGAAGCATATAAATCTCTTTGCCTTGTTTTTTTGTTTCCTCGGGGTCTAAATACCCTTCATCTTCTGTTAAAAACACCCCTTCATCATCATATCGATATATTTTCATATATAAACTCCTATTGATATCTTCCATAAACTCTGACTTTTAAACCCGGTGGCTGCACAGTTTTTATTTCGTTTTTATATACAGAAGAACATCGTGAGGCATCAAAGCCAAACAAACGATATGATGTTGTAGTTCCCCCTTTAGCAACATATCCACCGGAATTAAATATATATGTCGCTCCAGAAACATGACCAGAATAATCATCTGCATCCCATTGTGCCGTAATATTCGGCAATCCCGGTTCAATATACCCATAGTCAGTAGCGCCCCACGGCACCCTTCCTACAAAGTTAGGCAGGTTAAAAGTGGTAATTCCATTTCCTTCTCCATAAGTAGTATCAAATATTTCAAACAATAAAGCATATGTTTCTCTAGATACCTCTGCCCCTTCATACCAAACACAATTATTTGGTAATATACCATCTAGAGAGAGCTGTGGTACACCTACTTTAATAACATTATTAACTTTATTTAATAATGCACTGAGCTGAGAGTCTACATAGGTTTTAACATTTGATGCACTATCCGTAATTTGTTTTAATAAAAACTGGTTATTATTATTAGTTTCATTGGAAGTTATAGTTTCCCCGGGTGCAAAAGTTTTTAAATAGTTTGTTTCTGCCATTTTTTGATTACTCCATTACCTCAATAATAGAGATTTCAGAAACGGGCTTTTTATACACTATTTACAAATTCTGCATAGTATGCTATTCTGCATTCAAAGGAAGGTAAAATATGAAAAAAATAGTGTGCTTAGTGTGTTTATTATTTGTTACTCCTTGCTTTGCTGATAATATTCAGTATGGATATAATGCAATGGGAGAATATGTTCCGATATCAATTGGAAATCAGAGAATAAATTACAATTATAATTCTGCTGGTCAATATGTTCCAACATCTGTGGGTAATACCCAAATTAATTATGGCTATAATTCTCAGGGTAATTATGTACCGGTATCAACCACTCCAGCATATAATAGTAATATGTACAGTACTCCTTATAATCCTAATAGAATTAACTGGTAAGCTAATATGGCATTTGATATTAACAAATACAGACCAAAGAACAAACGTAGCTTCTGGAAAGTTTTACAGTTACGTTATAAGCTGTATAAACGTAAACAAAAAAGAGGATATGAACAAAAACCTAGAAAAGGTATTAATTTTAAACAAGGCATAAGGCGGATTGTAATAGTAATAATTGGTTTTATTTTCTTATGCTGCATGTGTGGCTATATTGCCAGTGGTTGTATTTGGGATAATTGGAAATTTAAAGAAAATATTGAAGTTTGCAATCAAGGAACTTTAAAATGTCTTACTTTAAAAGAATTTTTAAAAATTTATGATGAAGAAATAACTTTTTATAATATAGAATGTAGACCTTATTACCAATTATGCACTTGCTATACGGCAGCTTACAATAAAACTCTAAAAAACAATCAAAATATTGTGATAAAAGGGAAGAAAACTGCTGCAAGAATTGTTATGCCTTCTCGGTTAAGATATTTTCTTTGGCAATTTTTTGATTTTCTTTTAATACCATTTTGGGCAATTATAGTTTATATATCGTATTTATTAATAGAGTTTGTCTTTATTTGGGTGGTAAAAGGTTTCAAACAATAACTCTTAATCATTACTAATTTCCCCATATAGCATTGGTACAGAGCCTTTTATAGCTAAAGGGGTTAATAATTTTCTTACGCTTTCAGGTATTTCGCGCCCTGCAGCTTTATAAACTTTACCTAAGTTTCTTATTGTACCTTTAGCAGCTATTTTAGGCGAAATCGCGGCAAGGCCTAAAAGTGACGCCGGGTTTCCTGTTATAGCTGCTGCTGTAGGCGTTCCTCCTATAATGGCTGTTCTTAAAAGGTTACCGAACCCTTGTGCAGAACCAGAACCGCCTCCTTGCCCCGGTGCAAGTTTTTCTAATGCTTCTCTTGCTCTTATTTTATTCAGTTCCGGCATAAACTCTATACCCGTCTTTGTTTGTAAGTCATTTAAGGCATTTTCAAATCTTTCATCAGTTCTATTTGCGAGTAAACGCGGGTTTCTTTCGTATTGATTTCCGATAGCGTTTTTAATATCATTTATTTCTTTTTCAGATTGAATTATCTCTTTAGCTTGTTTATAAAATTTATTTTCATTTGGTAGTAATGTATCAACATCTTTAAGCCTCTGATCTAGACCGGATAATATATTACCTTCACTTCCTATGTTTTTAATCTTTTTAGCAATAGTATTTTCACTATCTAGCCCCCGTTCAACATCCATAATAAGCGAGTATCTGTCGTTTGGTGCTGCATATCCGGGTACAGCACCTCTTAAATAATTATTAATTTGTTCTGCAGTTCCTCGTGCAACTTCTGCCTGCGTTCCCTCTTTCGCACCGGCTGCCTGATACCCAATATCGTATAAATCGTTTTTCAATCGATGTAAATCTCTTAGTGTTAATCCTTCTTGCGGTAAGACTTCATCCAATAGATTTATAACTCTTGGAGCATTTCTTCTAGCACTGTTATATACCCCACCTTTACCAAATTTGTTTATAACACTATTAACAGCATTTTGTACACCTTTGCTAGTAACTTCTTTGTTATTTAAATTATCGAGAACATCGGCTATTTTATTTGCGGCATTTTCTTTAATTGCGTTCATTCCTTCTAATGCTTTTTTGCCTAGCGTATTATATTCTTCAGCAAAGCTCTGCGATGTTGGTAACATCCCTTTAGCATCTCTTAATTGTCTTTCTATTGGCCTGTATGCAATATCTGCATCAAATTTACCTTTAAATATAGAGTTACCGGTGAGCTCGTTTTTGAGAGCCAACTCTGTATAATCGCTAGGAACCGATGTAAAAGCTTCTAGAGTTTTAGAAACGCCCTTTTGAAAAGTGGGATTTTCAATTCCCCTTTGTATAGCTCTTCCCGCAATCGGTATACTTTGTAATCCTGCTGCTATCCCTGTGCCGATACCTGCACCTCCAAGAGTGTTACCTTCTTTGAGCCCTTCAAGTACGCCGGGTATACCACCTTGAATAGCAGCATTACCAGCAAATGTACCGACTTTAGCCGCCATGTTCGCCCCTTTTGCAGCCCTTAACATCGGCAATTGAGAATATACATACATATCCGTTGCAAATGGCACACTGTTAAAAGCTATAGGATGTTCTTTTTCTGCTTGTTGAAGCGCTCGACCTGTTGCTTCCCAAGCTTCCCCAAGAGTTTTCCCGGTATTAGCTGCAACAAAAGGCGTAGCTAGTGCGCGCTGTACTTGCTTTACTAATCCGCCAGGGGTTAAATCTATACCTTTTTTTTGCTCCTGGCTTTGTGTTTCGGTAAAAGTAACCTGCTCTTTATATTCAGGATATTTAGTTATCATTCTTTTGCTTAGTTCTTTATTGTCCATATCCTTATATTCTGGATATTTTGACTTAATTCTTTCAGCAAATTCGTTATAGTTCATTTTACGCCTCTACAAAATTCCTAATGGGTCACTTTGTGTAGTAGCCCCTTTTTTAATATCTAACAAATCATAAACAGCCTGCATTTTAGCTTGTTTTTGTTGTAATGTATCTGATAATTTAGGCAAAGCAGCGTCTATTCGTTTTATATCTTGATCAGAAAGTACTCCTTTTTCGCCCCCAAGCTTACGTGCAATCTGATTAAATAAAAGTGTTCTTTGAGAATTAAAATTTGACTCCTCTGGAGTAAGCATATTTAAAGCTTCACTTGTTCCTCCAGCTATCCTATATCGGTATGGATTGTTTACCTTACCAAAAGAATTTTGGAAGTTATTTAATTGTTGTTCAATCTCGCTAAATTCATTAAATTCACCTTCTTTTAATAATTTTGCCATTGCAATATCGTTGCTTATATCATTTTGTCGTTTACGTTCGTTTAATTCTGCCCATTGTAATGCTCTATTTGCATTTGCTTGTGCAGTTGAATTATCAAGCTGCCTTTGCTGGAACTCTCTATTAATCTGATTGTTTTCTTGCTGAGTATCGAAATAGAATTTTCTCCAATCTGCATTATCTCTCATCTGTTGAGTATTAATTAAGTTGGAGTATATATCTTTATTGAAATATCCGCGTTGCGCATTGATATTATCAGAAATATTTTGTAATTGAGTTTGTTGTTCTTCTGGAGTCATAGTAGCATATTCCGGTGAATTACGGAATGCCGTTTGTTGTGACGTTATTAAATCATCCCGATAAATTCTATCAGCGTTTCTATTTGCTTGATTTAGCATGCCTGTATAAGTTCCATATGTTAGTGATTGTAAAGGGTTACCCCCGGTAGCTCCAACAAGACCTCCTACAATAAGGCTTCTACCAAGAGGGCTTTCACCGAAACGAACCAATGAGCCCAAACCTTCGCCTAATCTTTCTGCGGTTCTCTTTTTTTCTCCCCATTGATACATATTTATGGGATTAAAACGGTTATCTTTATAACCTTTTATAAAATCATTTAGAACACCGCCGACTCTAGGGGTTTGTGATATAGAACTATCAATGGTTACATTACCTTTATTATCTGATTTAGGAGTTCCAATAGTATCATTACTGTTAGCCTTCTTACCTAATAAAGCATTTAGTACCCTATCCCCTACGCTAATAGAGTCAGCTGGCGCATTTAGTTCTTGCTGTGCGAATGCATCTGCTTGCTTATCTTCATTGCGTAATTGCCTACTAAGCGTGCCGTATTTTACATTTTTAAAAATATCTGATAAACTTACCATTTAATAATTTCCTACTTATTGTATTAAATAATCGTATAAACTTGCATTAGGCGCTTGTCTTTGAATTTCCATACCTATAACCCCATAAGAGGGTTGGGAATTATTGCGTTTAAAAACTTGACTTAAAGGAGTATTTTGATTATTTCCTTCTTGGCTGGTCTGTGCTGCTTGTGGCTGTATTTGACTAGGTTGAAAACCTGTACCTGCTCCACCATATATACTGCCTGCTTGAGCAAGCCCGCTTGATAAAGTATTCAGCCCATTTCTAAAGTTTTGAAAACCTTGTTTTACGATTTCTCCCCAGGGACTCATTGTCATCCTATACCTCCTTTATAATGCCAAGTTTATTATAATCTACCTTTTTAAAGCCATTAATTTCTATTACAGCTTCTGGCTTTATTTTTTCAACTTCTTGGGCAAGCACACCTTGTTGTACCCCCTCAGGCAATCCATACCCCTTCTTATATGTAAATTCATACCAGTTATAACCATTCTTTTTACCAATTTTCTTGATATTTTCTTTTAATCGAATATCGCTGGTAGCTATTCCTGCAGCACTGCTCGCCAAGGAACCATATAAGGCATTATTATAGGCATTAGCTTGGTTATTCAACTGTGTTTGAGCTAAATTATAATTGCTTACATTGTTAGCATTATTCTGTGAACCAGTATTAACACCTGTTATGTAGTTATATAGGTTATTTAATGTATTCTGATAATTACTCAAGTTATTACTAAGTCTATTATAATAACTATCATATAAACTTGTAGTTTGATTTGCCAGAGTATCAGCAAAGGCATTAGTAGCAGCTTGTAAACCACTTGACCTCATTAATCCCCTATTTGTTAACTGTGATAGAACAGAAGTATCATAATTTTGTGCTGCTGTCTTATTAAGTTGATTTTGATACGCTTGAAAGTTAGGGTCATTTGCATAATCATTGCTTGATAAACTATTTAGCGTGTTATTGAGTCCGCTCCATGCCGTATTGCCTGCATTGGTCATATTGCCTGTAGGATTAAAAGTTGTACCGCTTTTTCCAGTTGTTGAAGAACCGAAAAGCCCTCCGGTATCATATGATGCTGTTGCATAATCAGGAGCTTTATTAGATGTCTTCCCCATTTTTATACCTCCTTATATATCTATCATTATCAAGCTTTACAAAACCGGCCTTTTTTAGTACTAGCGCAGCTTCTTTGAGTGGTGTATAAGCATAAATATCCTGCTTTACAACTTCACATATTGCTTCAATAGCATCGATATTGTCTTTAAAATTCTTTCTTACACTTGCACCGGAAAGTGTTAACTCTCCTTCTTCAATTTGAATTGTTATGTAGCCTCTCAGCTTGCCTCTTTGCTCTTCACTATAAAAACAAAATAGATAAGGATTATTTATAAGCCAATCAAAATCGTATTGTATGGGCATTGGTCGGCTCTCGTAAAGTTTTCTCAATTCCTCAATATTTCTGCAATGATCAATAATCATAATAAGCCTATATCCCCAGCCCAACGATAAGGTTTTTTAGTATCAAGCCAGTTGACTGCATAAGGCTCACCATTGTAATAATTACTTTCTATCGAGAAAGTAGGATGATTTTGCGTTTTAAATTCATCTGTTAAATGTCCATTTGTAGCCGATGGAACAAGCGTGCCGTATTTTTGATAAAAACCTCTCAAATCGTAATCTACTCCGGAATCATTTGCAAATGGGCTGTTAGCTTTTGCCATTTGAAAACCAATCTCTTGTTTTGGTGAAAAATGTGTCATTTCAGCATCATATATTTTACTATAATTACGATAAGCGGGGTTACTATAGTCAGTTTTATCTCCTAGTTTTATGGCATCATTATTAAATTTTTCCGGTTGGTAGTAAGTTAAAAGTTCAAATAATCCCATTTTATTACCTTTTAAAAGTTCGTAATCATAGGACTAATATACTAAACCCTAAAACGGGCGGTATATTATCATTCTACACACCCACTATCTAGCGTCCTCTAGTCTTTGTTTTAATCTTAATATTCTTAAGTTCCATAGAGTTAATATAAAAGCCTTGAGCCGGTTCTTTTGTAAAAATTTTAACTCCGATTGTATACCAGGTTTGCGGCGTAGAAATTTCAACAACCCGCTTAGAATACGGGTTATCATTTGAAAAAGTTGATATATCATAACGCGCATCATCGTAATAACTTGCCTCTTTTTTTGCGACTTTAACTCTCTTAGGATTTTTTTCTTTTCCGTTACAGGTTAACTGTACCCAGAAATCATTAGTATAGTTATCATTTAATACTAGCAGTAAAGGAGTTTTCTGCTTTTTCATATTAGAATTAGACCCAATATTTATAAATGTAGTTTGATATACGGAGGGGAAAAATATTCCGTCAAAATCGAGATTTATATTTTCAACATAAACTTTACCCATGCTTCCGCCTGTATATATGGTATTATCAATAAGAGCTACTGTTTGTATATTTTGCTCCTGTCTTGTTACCCACTCTTGCTGAAAATAATCAAAAATCATAATATTATCATCTATTAAGCACCAAATTTCATTTCTATTATTATAAATACAAGAGAACATTTTAAAAGTTTTTACATTTTGGAAATACGATTGAATTTCTTTTGCTACAGGGCCTGCTGGTCTTGTTTGTCCGGTATCAGTAATTTGTATATAGTATATATTTTTCTGGTTATTATCATAGAAAAATAAATATGTATCATGTTTTACAAATGCTTGATAACTCAGGCAGCCATTCATAGCAACAGTTTTCATAACCGAATTAGCCGTATCATTAGGAGTAGTGTTTAAATATGTTAAATCATCCTGCGTAAAGATATATAACCCGTTAGTAAATGACACAACCGCAGTAACCTTTTGTGAAAAATCAATATACCAGCTGTCGGCCACATCTTGCGGGTTATCGTTCCAGGTATAAATATCATTTTGATGGGAAGCATGTACCCCGTATTCACTAGCAACAACAAGGTATCCATTCCATACAGTCATAGAAAGCCAGTGTATAGAGCGTTCCAAAAAATCTACAGCATTAATATCCTTAATATTTTCGCCATAATTTTCATCATCAGTAAAACAAACAGTTTTTGCCTCTTTTCCATTTGTAAACACAAAAACATCATACGCAGTAGATGACATTGTCAAAGCGTTACAGTTTCCTGTTTTTGAAAGATTATCAATTAATATTTCCGGTTCATTAAGTAAATTTATATAAAATAGAGTCCCTTTAGTTTCATTTTCAGCATAAATAAATTTATAGCTTTGGTTATCCTGTATGCTTTCAAAAATTCCTTTAATTTCGAATTTTTCCGGCAGTTCATACAAAGCACTGTTTCCTGCGACGCTTTTCACTCCGGTACAGTTTCCTAAATCAGTTTGAACAAGTTCAACATTATCAGCCTGAATAGCACTGATCATTCCGGAAGAATTTACGCCGTTAAATTCTCTAATCCCCTTAAATTTATCAAAAAGCAGCGGTACAGCACTATAAGACATCAGAACACCACCATATTATCAATTTTGGCAGGCTTACACGCTCTTTTAAAAACCCTCCAAGCTTCATTAAATTCATTAATTGTAGGTCTGTAATTTTCGTCCTGCTCATCTTTGTTATTAGTAATTATTGTTCTCAATACAAGACAATCCATAAACAGATATTCAAGAGTTGCCGGCATATTGATAAAATCATCAGCGTTTTCAAATTCATATGCTGTATTAAAATCTGCTGTCATTACCGGTTTATACTGATTATAAACAATTTTATAATTATAAATTTCATCCGGTATAGGATATAACCTAATATTCTGATTTGGATTTTTGTAATCAATCCAATATGCAGAAGGTTTACCCTTAATAGATTTATCATATTGTTCACTATTACCTATAAATGCAAGCTGCTCTAAAGTATTAGTATTATAAATACCGGATATTTGCCCTTCTACACTAGAATAGTTAGGTTTATTTACAGATGTTTTAATATTTTGTTCCTTTGCTCTAAACGGAAAATCAGAGAGGTTAACAAGATATCTAAGTGCTGCATTAAGTTCAGCTCTAGCCTGTAGACTATCATCATTATCGAAAATCATATCATCAGCATTAAAGCCGCTCCAAGCTCTACGTCCTAACTCTGTAAGTATTCTTTGTGCTGTAATTGGCATTAGTCAATAACCTCAATCCTGTAATAGTCTTCTCCATCAGCATCTTTAGTAACTACAATCTTTTCTCCTCTTTTTAACAGCCTTCTTGCTTCAATATTATTTGAACCGATAAAACTTTCAATAAACTGACCAGAAATAAACATAGGGTTATTCTTTAGTTTTAAGTTTGTGACTTTATACAGAACTTCGGGATTTTCATAATTAGTAATCTGAATTTTATAAACTTCTCTTGATTTGCCTAAGATTAATTCTTCGTCTTCTAATTCCGTTTCCACTTCAATCATTTTAACTTTCTTTTCTTTTTTTTTATCATTTCTATTCGTCATAAGCACCCTTTCATTAAAAATTCGGGGGATTGAAAACAATCCCCTAAACCTATTATTCAACTGTAACAACTGCGGATGCTAAAGCTTTTGGTTCAACGACTTTAGCACCGTAAACATACAACCCAGCAACAAATATACCAAAGAAATCTTTGTCTTCTGTTACTTTTGTTTCAACTATCTGGTCTGCAAAAGTAATCCCGTCAGATGTACCAGCAAGAATATTATACTTACCAGTATTCGGCTTAATTAAAGTAGATTGTTTAATATCGAAGCCGGCATATTGAAGAATAGTCCCCTTTCTAATTACCTCATCGCCTAGAGTTGTAGCATTTTTAGCTTCTTCTGATTGTTTGATTAATTTAACCAGAGCAGGCGGGAGTACCAAGTATGGCCTTTTACCGTCAGAGGCTTTGCCATCAGAGTCAATAGCGTTTGTATCTGATAATTTTTCATATAAATTAAGACAAAAATCGTAAATAGTATTTTTAGTTACAGTCTTCTCTCCTAATTGATTAGAAGTGTATACACCAGCAAAACCGGTTGTATGCATAAATCCGTCTTTTGCATTCACTACAGCAACTCTAGCCCGACTTATATATTTTGATTGAATATCTTTAACATTAGACTGCCTTTGTTCAATTGTAGATATTTTAAAACCCCAATCTTTCTGTTGGTCAACAGTCAAAATAAACTGGTTACCTTTTGGTTGTTCATACTGGATAGGAGTATCATCGTCATGCGTATTCAGTGTAACATTTCCAGGCTGGGTAATTCGCACAGTATCACCTGCGTATTTTATTTCTCCTTCCCAATCGCGATTTACACATTCCGCCATAACCCCATAATCATCGAGGTTCTCCAGCAATCTTTTAGACCATATCTCCGGCTTAGTTAATAAAGAAAATTTTTGATTTTGTGTATCTGATGGCATTTTTATTTACTCCTTTTTTAATTACTCATAAATCCAATCATGCCCGTACTTTTTACAATATGCATCAAATTGCTTTTGAGTCATTTTGTAAATATCGCTGCTTTTAGGCTTTGAATTTATATCTAAATTTGTACTACTATCTTGTATTAAAGCTTTTTGTTTGGTAGCATCAATGGCTTTTTTGGCTTCATACTCTTTAATCGCTTGTTCACGTTCATAACTTGCGATTTGTGAATAAATATTGGAGAATATTTGCATATCTTCTTTGGAATTTATAGAACCTACATCGCAGAAAGACTTTAACGCCCTTGCTTTCCCCTCGTTCTCCTTAATATCTGTTAAAAAATCTGCAAACCCTGTTTTTATTTCGTCTGCAAGCCTTTTATCGTTCTCAGACTGCCTAATATTTTTTTGTTGATTAAGCTCTGCTGTAAGCTGATTTTTGTACTCTGCTTTTGCTCTTGCCACATCCTCTATAAATGCAGGGTCATATAAACATTTAGCCTGATTTAGATATTGGATATGCCCTGTATTATAGTATGCAGTAAGAAGCTGTCTTGCTTGTTCGCTGTATTCCGGGTTGACCTGCGTAAGGTTTTGCGCGTAATATTCCAGCTCAGCAATTTGCACTTTGTCTGCTATTTCAGCCTCATCGGCGGATAAGAATCCGCGTTTTCTGGCTTCCTCCTGTCTTGCTTCATAAGCCTTTCTCGCGTCATCTTCTTTCTGCTGCAGGAGTTCGTAATACTTTTTCTCGAACTCTGAAGCTTTATTAATGAACTTTTGGGACTCGCTATAGCCTTTTTCTAGTTCTTCAATACTTTCGTATTTACCTGCATAGAGTTTTTTCTCAGGCTCCCCGCTGCCTACATTTTCTGTTTCGGTTTCAGCTGCATTACTATCCGTTTCTGGTTCTGTGCTTGAAGTATCCGTATTTTCAACGGGTTCGTTTACAGAAGTATCTTCTACGGCTGCTTCTGCAGGTGTTGAAATTTCTGTTTCCTCTGCCATTTCTGCCTACTTTCTTGCCTTTTCTAATACATCAGGAACCTTTTTAATCTGTTCTAATAGTTCACACATACCTTTAATCTCACACGCATCACGCTGCTTACAGGCATTTGCAGTAATATAATCTGACAGATAAACAATTAGCTGCCTTCCGTCCTCTGTTCTAAGCATATTGCGAACTCTAGCAAGATTTTCCAGTTCCATATTCTGTAGTATGACAGAGTGTAAAACGGGCATATTTAGCTCAGACTGTTCAGAGCCTGTTCTTCCATTGCCGTCTTTGCTTGCTGCCTGTACATATCCATTTGCACTTGTTGTGCTGCCCTATTCTGCATTTCTTGCTGTTGCTGCTGAGCCTGCATTTGCTGTTGCATATTTTGCAGATATTGCATAATTTGCGGCACAATTTGCTGCTGTACATTTTCGGGGATTTGATTAAGCAGATTGCTTAATTCAGTTGCAGGGGATTGCGGTACAAAGAATTTTTCCACATTATCAAAACCTATCATTTCAAAAGCAGTAACAAGAATTTCACGCCAATTTATCATTTTGAATAATTCGGGGTTAGAGCCAGCACCTTGAGCGAGTGAGTAAAGTTCTTGATACTTGCTTCTGCGTTCGGCAATTGCGTTTCTATCCTCAAAAATATAGTTATATTGTGCTTGTCTTATCTCATTTGTAATTTTAAATTCAAGATTTTTTCCCTTTTCCTGTGCGTATACGTACTCTATACCATCTTTAAACATTGCCAATAATTCTGCAACATTTTCAATCATCGGAATTGTAAAATCCTGATTAATGGTGTCCATATCCTTTGCTGCTTGCGCTGAACTCCCTTTATCAGCAAGCGATAATTCTGTTGCTGTTCTTTTTTGCTTTTCTATATTGCCATACATTACAGATGAAACGCTCGATAAATCGCTTATTTTCTGGTCGAATAATCCGAGCAGCGTATCAATACCATTTGCAGAAACATTTATGACATTAGGCAAATTACCCTCATAGCTGCTTTTATACTTAATAATTTTTCCAGGCTGATATATAATAGTCCCATCTTTTTCAGTATTATCCTCGTCAAATAAATCTTCATTCGCAAATGCGGGAGGGTTTGCTGTAAGCTTTTGCACATCTGATGCGACATTGGTCAATCTTTCAGCCTCGGCCGTCATATCAATAACAGCCTTAAGCGGAGAGATACCTCTCTTTGTTTTAGGATCAATATCCGTAGCGCATATAACAAAAGGATTTATATACATTGGATTTTCTTCAAACCGAATAAGATATTTTCCTGCCAAAACCTCTGCAATATAGTTTTTATAGATTTTCCCATTGAGCTTAAAATCTCCATGAGCAAATAGTACAGCATATTCTCCTGCATACTCATATTGATCTCGAATGTCAACAAGTTCTTTAGTATCTTCTGTTTTGTCTTGACCGCTGTTTTTAAGTTCTTGATACTGTTCATCAGTCAAATTGTATAACTTATTATTTTTAATATTATCAATACTATCAAATCGCTTGTAGATTTTTATAATACTATCCCAGCTATCTTTGTCTTTAATTTTATACTTTGCTGCATCAAAAACAAACATAAGAGGGCTTATGCTTTCTACTCTTGCATTTTCATAGTAGGGAATTTCTATATCTGTTAACTCCACAGCTTCTTCCCCTGCTCCCATAGCTCTTTTAATCAAATTAAGCAGCACAAACCCTTTATCTTTACACTGCCTTTTTACGACTTTTCTTTTTTGTATCCAGTCGGTTTTAAAAATCATTTCCCCGATGTCAAACCAATTATCGATGGCATTATCATATTGTTTTCCAATCCCCATCTTTTCTAGACTATCAACGATGGCAGCTTTTTGCATTTTAGCTGTTTTTTCAGTTTGTTCGTTAGTACCACGGACATCAAACATCTGTGAAGCGTTAGACCACATCTCGCGATACATAACGGATTTACGCGCACGTTTTATATTATATAATTGGTTTAATTTAACATCAGATTTCCAAGCTAATTTTGGATTTTTGTCTTTTTTATGAGGCTGTTTTAGATATACTTCACGCATAATTTCCCGTGCTGTATCTATTTGCTCATTCCTGTCATCGTCCCAGTCATCGTAGTTAGCTGCAATTTTCGCTGCAAGCTGTTTTTTCTGCTCATCGTTCAATTCCTTGCTGCCTGGTTCAATAACCTCGGTTTTAATTTCCATACTTATATTCCTTTAATTTTTCATCTCTATAATTTTTATTTTTTGAATGTTCTTTGACTAATAAGTCAAAAAGCTGTGATTTAGGCAAATTTGGATTGTTTAAACCGTATTTTATTCCTATTTCGTTATTGATTTTGTCGATTTGCGTATCTAGCTTATCCCCTCCGCTAAAATTGTATAATTCTTGCAGATTTCCCAGCATTCTAGCTTTTTCAGCGCCTAAATTTCTTGCAGTAATAGCGGCTGCATACTGATGGCGCAAGTCATTTGAGTATAAATCTTTACTTAAATGATGCTGTCTTGAATAATCTCCTAGTTCTCGCTCCCATTGTTCCCTAATTGGGGCGTTAAATAACATTATTTGCCATAACGGTCTTTGTAGTTCTTTATCCATATAATTATTATTTCATCTTGTCAAACCGGCAAAATTTAGTTAAAATAAATTTATGTTAGGATTTTTTGTATTAACTTACTATTTAGTACTACCTTTTTTGTTACTATTAAAAAAAACACAGGCTATATCTAAAACTTTTATTTACATGTTTTTCTTTGAAGTCTTTATGTTAGGTTTAATTTGTCCCCCAACATCTTATAGATTATTAGAGCTGGGTTTACCTGAACTTGCTTGTAATATAATTCTTGGAACAATAACTATTCTTAAATATACAACCCCCATAATATTATGTTTTTTACTTTATTGGGAAGTAATACTCAACCGGATAAGTAACCGCATCAAGCATGTGAAATAAAAACTTAAGAGATGGGTCTGCTTTAATCTGACTAAGGGTAGGTTCTTCCGGTTCTGTTGTCCCTGGTTTAAAAAGGCATTCTTTAATATTTTTGATAATATAGTAACAAGACGGGTCAATAATTATGTTTCTTTGCCCGTTAATATCAAGAACCCTATTATTAAAAGCGTTATATCTAACTATTTTACGCGGATTTCCACGTCTTATCTCAATCTTTACACGTTTTTTGTAATATTTTTCAAGTATTTTCTGTAGAATTTTATAATTTGTAATATCCGGGTTTTTCTGTGCAACGTTTTTAAAATCCCCTGAGGCATCGCCATTTATAATAATATCCCCTTCGTGATTTGGATATCTTCTTATAACCTCATTAGCACAAAGCTGAGTTGTTGTATTTTCCCATACAAGTTCATCAAAATAAAATACTTTGTTTTGTGTCTTATGAAAAAAGCACCAACACATCGGGTCGACGTTGAAGTCGCAGGAAATGTGCAACGGCAGGTCTTTTTGATAAAAAATTGGCTGAACATTATCTTTTGTAAAGTTTTTTACAATGGCTCTGTCTGCGAGGTCAGGCGGCTGGTTGAGGTAAATCATTGCATACTCTTTGGGCTTATTCTTCTTCATCAATTCAGCACGCTTCAAGAAACGTTCGGATAGAAGCCCGTATTTTTCCAGCTCTGGATAATTAACTTCAATAAAGTATGTACCTTCGGGAGCTTTCATATTTTTGTAATCTAAAAACAATACATCTTCAACCGGTAAAGAATCATTTATCCTGTTATAACAAACTATAAGTACGCTTCCCGCTTTACGCAGAGTAGGGATTAGTACATCCCATACAGCTTTAGAAACTGATTGGGCTTCATCAACAAGAAAGAAATCTGTACTTGAGGCAATACCTTTAAGGTTTTCTATTGCAGCAATGTTAATTTCTTTTAGCCCTTTATAAAAGATGTACGAGCCATTAGTATTAGTTATTTCTGTTTTAGTTTTTGAAAAGCCTCTATTTTGGAACTCAGTTTCGATTATTGCATCAGCGTCAGCCATAAGGGAGTTGCTAACAGAGTCTTTTGTTTCACGGAAAAAGCAGGCGCGCTTTTTCTGTTGTGCACATGCGAGTAGTACGCCTCGAATTGAATGTTGCGTTTTTCCGCTTCCACGTCCACCGGTTTCAGCGATAACGTCATACTTTGAATTATTAAGATACAGCAGCGGCTCATATTTATGGTAGAAAATCATTTTACAATTTACCCCTTTTTTACCCCCTGCGGAGTAGTTTTGTTGTCAGGCCTTCTGGCTTCATTTTTCCCCCCTACTTAAGTATTTTTACTTCAATAGGTTCATTATTTTCTGTTTCTACTTTAGACATTTCGACAGCTTTTCTTTGCGGGTATATATATTTGAGCATTTCCTTAAGCACCCCAAGTTTAATACCATCATCTTTGGTATTTTTGTATAGTTTTGTTAACTCTACAACGGGGTCAAAGCCTTTGAGTGCTTCTATAAATTCAATAGTTTTTTTATTAGGCGTACCCTTTTTTCTCCCACCCGTTTTTGTCTTTTTTTTGTCTACTTTAGAAACAGTCATAATATCACTATAATTTAATATTAATCGGGTTTTTACCCACCTATGTTTGCCCACTTTTTATACCTAGTAGAGTAGCTGGATTGTCAGGCCTTCTGGCTTCATTTACCCCTCCCCTTTTTGCTGCATTAACAGCTTTTTTAAGTTTCATCCCCTTTCTGAGGTATCGCAAAAGTGCTATATGAATTTTAAGCCTTTGTGAAACTGAAAGAAGTTCTGTCCCTTGTATTTCTGCCTGGCATCCGTCCTGTTCAAAATATATGACTAATCCATCTTTAATTAACCTCCATTCACCAAAGAAAAGTTTTTGCTGTCCTTGAAATATTTCATAAGCGATTTCATCGAATATTTTAGCAAGTGCAGTTGTTCTAAAAATATGTTTAGCATCACCTAAATGTTTTTTATTGCCATTATTATCTTTAATATAACAATATTCAAGAACTCTGTAAGGATTAACTTTAAAAAAAATATCAGGATTATTATATTTTATTGCTAAGTTTTTGAGCTTTGCCCATATTGCACGATATTTATTAGTATCATATGCATAAACCACATACCGTTTAATATAAGAAGGAAAGAAGATTTTTTTTAAACAAGTTGATTTATAAACAGCAGATACCATGTTTATATTATACCGTATCGATATACCGATACGGTATAATATATTAAGTTATCTTCATGAAGTTTTGTAAAAATTTTACAGTCTTGTTTAAATTTTGTGAGTGCACTTTATTTTTACCATCTTCAACTTGTTTTATTGAGCGTGTCTTAATGACAAATTATAATCAAATGCACTTATAACAATACGCTCAATCTTAATCATATCGTTTAAGTCATTCGTTTTTTCCTTACAGTTCTTTTTTTTAAGAGCCTCATCTATCATTGCCTGAATATCTATTGGATTTTCCTTTAAAACTTTATCAATAAGTAAATGTACTTCATTGTCAACATATATTCTAATCGGTTCCCTATTCCCATCATCAAAAATGTCAATACTGTAAATAACCATAGGATCAATAATTCTAAATTCAACTTGTGCATCAATTGTTATATTATATGGTATAACCTTATCGCTTTTGGATTTTACAGAGTGAGCATTTAGAAAATGTACTTGTTTTTTCATATTTACAATATCAAATGTTTGAATTATAGGGAATTTATAACATAAACCGGTATTAAATACTTTTTGTGGCTTTCCAAAAGTCTTCCGAATAACATTATAACCTTCATCGCAATAACGTACTGGAGTAATAAAATTAGCTAAAGCTGATATATTTTGTAAAACTGCTTCAAGGAATCGCTGCATATAATAAATATAAGCAGCATACACTAAGTTGTCACCATTTGAATAGTTGAATTTTCGTTTTTTAAATAAGTGTATACTATTTTAAATATAAAAAAAACGCTTAAATAAAGGTTTTAAGTTTGCTCAATATTCCGTAATATATATTAGGAATTAAGAAAAGGAGATTATATGAGCAGCAGGTTATTTAGTGATGTAAAGAAATTCGTCAAGTATATTCAGCAAAGAAGTTATTTACTCCAAGCATTAATGTTAAGTTTATTTATCGGCTTTGTGTTTTATCAGATAAACACAAACAATTTGATTTTAAATCAAATAAAGAAAACTGAGAAGAAAGTGGATTTTAGATATTTTAATACCACAAGGACACTTGAAGATATCCATAATGTTGAAATTGAAACAAAACAAGGCAGGGTAGTAAGACTAATCACCAAACAATAACCAATCAATGGATACTTTAAAGCATTGTTTGAGTCGGACTAATATCTTAAAGTCCGGCTCTTTGTCGTCAAGTTTTAAGTCAATATACTCTTCTTCTGAAATCGATAAAAGTTTTGCCATATCTTTATCTAAGTACTCGTGTTTGTCTTGTAACTCAGCGAGCCTTTCGCCAAAATGACTAACTCTTTCTTTGACAGTAGTATCGTTCTGTCGCTCGAGGGTATTGTCATCAGGCTTGATAAACATCTGACCTTGACCTGAAAAAATATAATTTAAATTAACATTATAAACATCTACTAAATATTCAAGTAATTCAAAAGAAGGCTTTCTTTCTCCTCTTTCATATTTAATAAATGTTGTATATGGGATACCTACCTCTTTTGCAAAAGAGGCTGCATTAGAATTTATATTTTTTCTTACAATAGCAAGGTTTTGAGCAATCATAAAAATTCTCTAACTAATTTACCCAAAATGGGGTTGACATATTTACCCAGTTTGTGTATAATTACATATGTAGTGAATCAAAGTGTAGGAGCCACAATGAACATACACCGTATTACATTCAATTGTAAGAAAGAAAAATATCGTAAATTCTACAAGCGCGTTATTGACAATGATCGCACAATGTCAGAAGTCTTGAATGAATTTATTGATAATTACCTTTCTCTTGAAGATAAAAACAGGGAGATTGCTTAACTAGTTTCAATCCCCCTCATTTAAATCGACATAGATATTATAACAAAACAAAGCCTAAATGTAAATTAATACATAGGCTTAGTTAACATTATTTAATATTGCATATTTAAAACTGAAAATAAAATAACTATATTTACAGGCGTACCCTTTGTACTGCCTATAATTTCTGTACTTTGAAAAAGAAAGCCTTATGGCATTATAAAGCGTAAAGCGACTGGTAAATACCGAAAGGACTGAAATCATCTATAAGATGAAAGACAATAACCAACAGTAATATGCGGTTATTGCAACCGTTTTCACGGCAGCGTTGCAAAAGGAGAACTTAAACAAGTTTTTAATATAGGCGGACAGGTTTTAAAACCTCGTGTCTGGGATAATTGCTTCCTTAGAAGCCGGAATTATTCCAGAGTCCGTCTCCTTAAGGACTTGAAAAATTTAACTCTCCCAAGAGTTTGAGCCGGTTCCTTTCTTAGATAGTTTACCTTTAACTCACCGGCTCTTTTTCTTATTTATTTTATCGACAATTCCTGAGGGGCTTTTGGATATTTTACATTCTGCGGAGTAGATTGATTATTAACTTCATTTACCCAATTGATAGTTTGTTCGTGCTCCCTCTTTTTTTTACTAATCAAAGAACAAAGAAAGGATTTATATATGACCAAAGAACAAGAAAAATTTGTTAAAGATTGGAGTATTAGTGATTATCAAATAATAGAGGATAACCTTACTGTTGGAGGAGACCTCGACCTTAGCGGAACAAGCATTACAACACTACCGGATAACCTTACTGTTGGAGGATACCTCGACCTTAGAGGAACTAGCATTACAACACTACCGGATAACCTTACTGTTGGAGGAGACCTCGACCTTAGAGGAACAAGCATTGCAACACTACCGGATAACCTTACTGTTGGAGGAGACCTCGACCTTAGAGGAACAAG